TGTGTTAGCGGAATGGCATTTAATTTTATCTGCGTCCCTCTTGGGAATTTTACCCTTACTCTATCTGGTGTGGATGTTTTTTTGCCAGCCTTGGATCTGAGTCAAATGATGCCAGTGCTTATGGGTATGTTGGGTTTAGGAGCTATGCGCTCTTTTGAAAAAGCCAAAGGCTGCGCGAGGGATAAATAATGTCTGAATCAGATTTTACATTTGGCGGGTCGTCTAATAAAGACAACACACCCCAACAAGAAGACAACGGCACGTACACAATGATCTTGCATCAAGAGACTGGCGATAACGCTGTAAGTCTTTTTGGTGCTACAGGTGAAGATACACAGGCTCTTAGCTGGTCACCTACTCAAGTTACAGAAAGCGACCTTAGAAGCATATACGGAGAAAGCAATAACCTTCAAAACGTCTTTGGATCTTTTGACAGATACATGGATTACATTGAAGAATCTTCTGACATGATTGAGGCGCAGGACTGGTTTTCTCAAGAAGGCATTGACCAGACTACAGCAGCGGAAGAGCAACAAGAAGAAGACGACTTAGCTGTTGGGCCGGGACAACAGACGCCAGAAGACGACACACAGCAGTCAGACGCTAACGCTCGTCAAGGTGCTTATGCTTCTTGGATGAACAGCGCAGAAAACCAAGCGTTAATGAACAAGTACGGAATCCCTACAGAAGAGTTTACTAACGAGAAAGGCGATAGATTCCGTTGGACAGGTACAGGATTTGCACGTACCTACAAGTTAGACAGGACAGACTTTGGCGATTACGTAGCAGCCGCAGGCGCTGCTGCGTTGATGTTAGCTGCTCCGCAACTTGCTGCTGCTTTAGTAAACGTAGGAATGACGGCAGCTTCAGCAGGTGCTTTAGCAAGCGGTACGTTAAGTCTTGTAAGTCAAGCAGCTACTACAGGTAACGTAGATTTAGATACGGTTATTCAAGACGCTCTTAGCGGCGCTGCTGGTGGTCTGTTTGGAGATGCTAACGAAGTAACGTCTATTGGCGCTGGCGATATAGCTAATGCTATAAGGGACGCCATAAATGATGTATCTAACGGAGAGTTTGGCGGGGATTACGGAGACATTGTTTGGCAGGATGTAGACGTTACTGATGTACTTGGTGATCTTCAAATACAAATTCCAGATTATACAGTCACCGAAGAAACAGAAGCTGCCGCTGCTGCCGCTGAAGAAGCCGCTGCTGCTGCTGCTGAAGAAGCCGCCGCTGAAGCTTTAAAGGATTATGAAGAAGCGGTAGAGCAAGCTAATTCATCCATTAGGGATGCAATTGACGAAGGTGATTTTGCAACAGCAGAGCAAATAGGCAAGGACTATAACGAAGAATACGGTGAGTTTGAAGAACAGTACGGTGTATTTAATTCTGACATTAATGGCGAAGCAAACAAGGATGTAGCAGCAGCAGAAGAATCTTATAAAGATAGAGAAAGAGAAGCTGAAGAATTAGAAAAAGAAGTTGAAGAAGAACAAGACAACTCAGGCATAGAAGTAGACTGGGCCGATTATGAAATTGTCGGGCAGCGTGAAGACGGTTGTTATGATGTAAGACAAAAAAGTACAGGAGAAGTTTTTGTTGCTTGTCCCGGTGACGTTGTTGACGGGGTTTCTGTAGACTCTGGAACCGCTGACGAAGAAATTGATGTATTTACAGACACTACGGACGAAGGCGAAGATGATTTTACATTCGGCGGTTCGACTACTAAAGACGCTGAAGAAGAAGAAGAAGTTGAAGTTGAAGTTGAAGTTGAAGATCCTGAGCCTGAGCAGAAAGATAAAGACGCTGAAGCTGAACAGGCTGCTAAAGACGTTGCAGAGCAATTATTAAAAGATACTGCTGATGACGATACTGAAGGCGGCCTTACGTTTGGCGGTGCAAATACTAAAGACGCTGAAGAAGAAGAAGAAGTTGAAGTTGTAGAAGAAGAAGAAGGCACAGACGACGGCGGTGAAACAGAGGTAGAAATAGCTTTAGACCCTACTAAAGATGGCAGCGACGACGGCGGTGAAGACCCCGGCGACGTTGGTTTAACCTTTGGCGGTGGCTCTGACACTAAGGATACCGGAAGCGACGTAGGCAAAGACGGCACTGGCGATAGCGGCACCGAAGGCGGCGGCGAAGAAGAAGAAGTTGTAGACGACGGCGGTGAAGATCCCGGAGATGAGGGACTTACGTTTGGAGGTGGTTCGTCTACTAAAGACACTAAGGACGACACAGGCTCTAGCGACACTGAAGGCAAAGATGGTACTGGTGACAGCGACACTGAAGGCGATGGTGACGGCGATGGTGACGGCGATGGTGACGGCGATGGTGACGGCGATGGTGACGGCGAAGAAGAAGCTATGTCTCTCTTTAGTTTAACTAAAGACGCAGGCACTCCTTTAGGATTAGGCAGAGGAACATCCGGTGTTGAACAGTACGGAATTTCTTATCAGCTTCCTACAGTACAGGCCATAATACAGTCACCGCAGACAGACTACATGGCTCAACTAAACAATATTATTAACAAGGGTATGTTAGTATGACATATTTAGATTTAGTAAACAACGTCCTGAGAAGAATACGCGAAGAAGAAGTTGCCAGCGTCAACGCTAACACTTACAGTAAAATGGTAGGTGATTTTGTTAACGACGCAAAGAAGCTTGTAGAAACTTCTTGGGACTGGTCAGCTTTACGTACCACACTAACCATTACAACTTCAGCAGACATATTTAACTATGTGCTTACAGGCAGTCAGAATCGTGTTAAAGCATTGGATGTCATTAACGATACTTCTAACTTTTTTATGGAGTACCGTACTTCTAAGTGGTTTGACAATGAATACCTCAATCAAACTCCCGCGCGTGGAGCGCCACAGTTCTACACGTACAATGGTGTTGACTCCCAAGGTGATTCACAAATAGATGTGTACCCAAAGCCTGACGGAGTTTACACGCTAAGATTTAACTGCGTCTTGCGTAACGATGACTTGTCAGCAAACACAGATAGCATGTTAATTCCAGCAATGCCTGTAATACATCTTGCAGTAGCCCTAGCAGCTCGTGAGAGAGGCGAGACAGGCGGTACATCAACACCTGAGTACTTTGGTATAGCCAACAAGTATCTGTCTGACGCTATCGCTCTGGACGCCCAGAAGCACCCTTACGAAACTGATTGGTATTCATAATAGGAGCTAGTGTATGGCCCAGCCACTACAAAGTATTAACCTAGTTGCTCCTGCGTTTAAAGGTATCAACACTGAGGACTCGCCGCTAGCTCAAGACCCGTCGTTTGCAGAGATAGCAGACAATGCTGTTATTGACAAGCGTGGTCGGATTGCTGCGCGTAAGGGTAACGATGTTATCACCACAAACAAAACAGAGTTAGGCACTGATTTTATTCATAAGATTAATTATTTTTATGACGACGCTGGAAACACAAAACTGTTTAGCGTAGGTAACAATAAAATATTGTCAGGAACTACTACGTTAGTTAACGAGTCTGCTTCAATTATTTCCGGTGGTTATACTATAGGCGGTAATAACTGGAAGATGTTAAATTTTAACGACGCTGCTTATTTTCTTCAGCGTGGTCAAGAACCATTAATTTATACTAACTCTGGTGGTCTTCAAACGTGGGGACAGTACAACGGAACGGCTACGTCTTCTCAATACTTTTGCCACGAAGCTCTAGCAGCCTATGGTCGTTTGTGGATTGTTGATAACGCTGCTGACACACAAACGATATACTGGTCTGACTTGCTTATTGGAACTTCTTTTACTGGCGGCTCCAGCGGATCTATTGACGTTTCAAAAGCGTGGCCTGATGGTTACGATGAGGTTCGCGCATTAGCGGCGCATAACAATCTGTTAATTGTTTTTGGTAAGCACAGTATTATTGTTTATCAAGGCGCTTCTTTTCCAGCTACTATGTCTATTGCAGACACTGTGGCTGGCGTTGGTTGTGTTTGTAGAAATTCTGTTCAGCACATTGGCACTGATGTTTTATTTTTAGATCAATCAGGTTTGCGAAGTTTTGGCCGAACCATTCAAGAAAAGTCAATGCCTATAAACGATTTAAGTTTAAACATTAAGACTGAATTTATTCAAGCTATTGAAGGACGTACAGGCCCAACGTCTTCTGTTTTTAGCCCTGAAAACTCTTTCTATCTTATTTCGTTTCCGAACCAACAAATAACATATTGCTTTGATCTTAAGGGTACGCTAGAGAATGGCGCATACAGGGTAACAAGATGGCCCTCTAATCAGTTTAAGTCCTATGAAAGAAAAACTGACGGTACTCTTTACATTGGAACTGTTGACGGTATAGGTGAGCATTCAGGTCACAGCGACAACGGTGTGTCTTACCGTTTTAGGTACTACAGTCCCGGATTAACCTTTGGAGATCCGTCAAAGCTAAAGATACTAAAGAAGCTGCGGCCTACTATTGTGGGTGCTAACAGCGCGACAGTTATTCTGTACTGGGGCTACGACTTAACAACTGACTATAGATCTACTGAGTTCACTGTAGGAAACCAACAGCCAGCGTATTACAATGTTTCAGAGTTTACGGTAGGTGAGTTTACAGGCGGTGCGCTAACTTCTAGGCGGCAGATAAACGCAACAGGCGGCGGCTCTGTAGTTACAGTAGGGCTTGAGTCAGACATTAACGGATTCCCTTTATCACTACAAGAAATTAACGTACTAGCATTAATAGGTAAAACACTATGAGCAACTATACCCCGACGACAGACTTTGCCGCTAAGGATTCTTTGCCTTCTGGAGACAGTGGCAAGATCATTCGTGGTACAGAGTTCAGCACAGAGTTTACTAACATAGCAACAGCAGTAACGTCAAAGGCTAACACGGCCAGTCCTACGTTTACTGGCACTGTAACGATACCTGCCCTTACTTTTACAGGTACGCTGTCTACAGGAACAATTGACGGAGGTAATTACTAATGAGTTTACAATCATTTCTTACGAGCCTTGGAAGCAGTCTTGGTACTGCCGCTGGCAATATTGGTCAAAACATTGCTAATAATGCAGGCGGTTATGCGTTAGGCGGTGCTGGTTTATTGGCTATTAAAGAGGCTTATGACAAGCTTGGTGACATTGGAGGTCAAGCACAAGAAAGTGCTCTAGGCATTGCACAGCAGGGGCTTGATCAGACACAGTTTCAGCCCTTCAGTGTAACGTCAGCAACGGGCGGTCAGTTTGGTTACGACCCTACAACGGGTGCTGCAACGCTGGGATTGTCTCCACAAGAGCAAGCCTTGCAGGGCATGTTAATGAATCAAGCGCAGACAACACTAGGCGCTACACC